CCGTGTGGCTAATTTTCGAGGACTGATATTTACCCTGGTATTTGTCCTCGGCCCCAGTCTCGCGTGGGCAGACCACTATGCCTACCCCGGCCTTACCGTCTGCAGCGGCACCTATACGAACAAGACGTGCCCAACGCAAGCCGATGCAGAAGCCCATGTCTATTACACGGACAACCTAACCTTCTCCGAAGGCTACTATTGTCCCGGGGCCCCAACCCTCCAATATCGAAACGTAGTCGACACCGACGCCAACATCGTCTATGCGGAACGCAAGTGTTCCGACTCCGGTACCTGGTCTTACAACGCGCAAGCCTCCTGGACAACCGACACTCCGCCAGATCTTCCTACGGAAGCCGAATGCCTGGCGCGTAACGCCCCGGACGAAGGCGACACGGACGGTCGCGGCGTAGCTAACCGTTTTTACGCTGACGGCACCGCGCCATCGAGCTATTGCAACGCCAATTGCACGATCACTGTCTCGCCCTCGATCGGCAGCGTTTCCGGCATCAATCCAACCACGGGCGCGCCGCTCACGTACACCGAGCATGAGCAGATTTACTCCGGCGCCGTCTGTGAGGACTCTGTCGAGGTTGACCAGGACAGCAATCCTGAGAACTCGATCGAGAATCCCGCAACGAATCCCGCCGAAGACCCCGGCGAGTGGTCTTGCAATTTTGCAGCTGGAACCTGCGTGGATCCGGACGGCAACCTCAACGTCTGCACGTTCACCGGCTCCCCTGGCGCACAGACGCGGTCGACCTGTGTCCCGCTGACAGGTGACGCCGACGGCGACGGTATCCCGAACGATCGGGACAGCGCACCGAACGACCCGCAAAACGGCGAGGACACCACGGGCGACGAAGCGGACAACGTGAGCTCCGGCGGTGGATCCTGCTCCAGCGCGCCCATCAGCTCGGGTGACGGCATCGCGGCGCAAATTGCCTTTCAGACCTGGGCAACCAGGTGCTCCGTTAAAGACGCTGCGGAAGAGGCCCATTGGGACGCGATCGCCACGCAGTTGGCCATCAGCGGTATCGAGAGCGGCAGCGGCCTCGACGAAACCGATTCGGAGAATTTGAACGACATCAAGTCCGCGACAGAATCCGCCGCCTATGACCTCGAGGCGATGAACGACTCGATATCGGGCGACGGCACAGGATCTCGCGACGATACCGGCCTGGGCGATGCGGACGGCTCCGACGGGGCAGGGTGGGGCGAAGTACCAGGAGGGGACGGCCTCGGCGACGGCCTCGACGATTCCGGCTTCCTGGCCGAGTCCAGGTCATGCCCGGATCTGCCCGAAATCACGCTGCCGGAATTCCTCGGCGGCCAGGTGCTCGATCTCAACGATAGCTTCGGCCCGTTCTGCACCTTCATGGAAGTCGGCGGCTATTTCGTTCTGCTATTCACCGCGCTGCTGTGTGCGCGAATCATCCGAGGATCTATCTGATGCCGCTTCCGCTAATCGCAGGCCTGCCGTGGATCCTTTCTTGGTTGTCCAGGTTGATCTTTTCTCGCCTGGGCGCATGGATCGTCGCAGGCCTCGTCTACCTGGGCGTCTACCTCGGCACGCAAAACATCGTGGTCGAACCGCTCCTCGACCAGATCCGCGCGTATGGCGAGGGCGCACCCTCGGGCGCTGTCGCCGAGTGGATGGCGTTCCTCAATATCGACCGCTCGATCACGATGGTGCTGTCCGCGTATGCCGCCGCGTTCGCCGTGTCGAGCGCCAAGGTCGCGCTGTACCGCCGTAGCTAATCTCTGTACGTCAAATTTGACGTACACCCTCTCAAACGAACGAACGCCAGGGAACGATAGCCATGCCTTTTCACTTGATCACCGGAATACCAGGACACGGCAAAACCTCGCTCATGATGGAGATGCTCGCGGAAGCCGCCGCGATCAACCTGCAGCACAGAAAGTCCGGAAAGACGCAGTTGGTGGTTAATGGCGCCGAGCTCGTCGAGCGCCCGATCTTCGCCGCGGGGATCGACGGGCTGGTCGACGGCGTAGCCGAGAACCTGGAGGATCCAACCAGGTGGCAGGATCTTCCCGATGGCGCCCTTATCTTCGTCGACGAATGCTGGAAATGGTTCGGTCACCTCGAGGACGCCAGGGGCAAGCCGCCGCCGACGCATGTCCAGGGCATTGCCGAGCACCGGCATCGCGGCATGGACTTCGTCGCGACCAGTCAGGGGCCACGCCAGATTTATCCTTTCATGCGGCCATTGATCGGGCCGCATTGGCATGTCGTTCGCCGCTTCGGGTCGGCCTTCATCGACGTCTACAAATGGGGCGAGCTCGCCGAGGACCCACAGAGCCAGGGACTCCGCGATCGCGCGGTGAAGCAAACGCGAACGCTGCCGACCAAGCAACGCGATATGTGGAAATCCGCAGCAGCGCACACGATCAAGACGAGGGTGCCGGTAAAGCTTCTGGTCATCCTCACCGCGTGTGTCCTGGCATTGCCGGTTCTCTGGATCGGTATCGGCATGATGTCTCCCGACTCGATTGCAGCACTCGGCAAAGAAGAGCCGGAAAAGAGCCAGCTTGCTGGCTCTTCCGGCTCATCCAATCCCCTGGTACTCGATGGTCCAGGGAAAGGCGAGGGCAGCAAGAAGAAGGAACTGCTGACGCCGGCGCAATACGCTGAGCAATTCAGGCCGCGCATACCTGGTGTCCACGGCTCGCAGCCGATCTTCGGCGATCGCCAGGCGAAGTCGGAACCGGCCACGTACTGCGTGATTTCGGGCGTCTCGATCGAGACGCGCTGCAGCTGCTACACCGAGCAGGCAACGCCGATCCGCGACGTGATCGAGACGGTCTGCCGGGAGTGGGCGAGGTATGGCAAATACGACCCGCAGAGGGCGCCACTGAAGACCTCTACGGCTTCCCTGGGCAGGCCGATGGTGTCGCCCGCCGCCGCAGCCGCAGCAGAACCGCCGCCTGTCCTGGGCGAAAGTTTCGACGCGCCGTTCCCGACGATCCCTGGATCTGTCCCGATGCGGTGAGGGTGTAGGGCAACGCCCTACGGTGACGCTTAGATCCTGCTTGCTTCATCCCCACGGAAACCCTGCTCGAGATCTCGCGCGGGGTTTTTTCGTTTCGCCAGGAACAACAGGCCGCGCAGCTGCTCCGGCGTGATGCGATCGCGATCGGGGCTGACCAGGTGCGCGCCGCGCAGTTTCCAGCCGGTCCAGGGGCCGCCGAGATCCAGGAGGCCATACACGGCGAGCTGGTAGGCGGGATCGCGCTCGATCGCTCGAGCGGTTCGGTCGTTCTTGTGGGTCATGGCTGGCGATCGCTGGAAGGATCGCGGAGCCTGGACGGCTACGCCGCAGCGCACCATGCGGGAAAATACCGGGGTCGGCCGCCCCGGTTTTGCCGTTTCGCGCCGGCGCGTAACCGCCGCGTGGACATAATATACAGATTACACGAACTTCGGCCTGAATCGCCCTGAGAGGCCGCGTACGCCGTTCCCGGTAGGGAGGTAGCGGCCAGCCCCAGAAACGCCAGCGTGGCCGCATAGCCGAGCTTCTTGGCCATGTTGGCCCACGTCTTAGCGACGTCGCCTTCGGCAGTCTCGGCGTGGATCTGCGCCAGCCACTGGCTCGGATCCTCGTTTGCAATCTTGGCGAGCTCGATCACCCGATGGTCTGCCATCGGAGATTCGCCCGACTTCCACTTCGAAACGAGCTGGCGCTTCACGCCAACCCGGGCAGCCAGGGCGCTTGCGTTGGGCGGGATACACATCGCAATGGCTTTGTCAAGCAATTTCGTAGTCGCGTCCATGTACCGCCCCCGGTTGACATTTTGTACCGCGTTGACTTTACACTACCGCCCGTACCGCCTTCACGGTACAGGGCCGATCTCGGCCAGGTGTGGCCCCGTCGCTCCCCTCGACGTCGCACCTGGCGCAGTTACCAGGGGAACAACATGTCCAGGATCCTCCGCAACCTCTCGCTTGTCGCGATCGGCGCGCTCGGCTCGATCAACGTCCTGCTCTTCATCGTTTCGCAGGCCACCGCGTGAGTCCGCCGCTGGTCGCCCTCGTTGCAGCAATAGAACGTCCAGAGGACTTTTCACCGAGCGAGCTGCGGAACAACTCGGCTCCGGAGCTGGTGGGCCCGAACAGTAACACGGGCCTAAAGTACCCAACCCTCGCCGCTCCCATCCTCGATTTCGTCACAACGATCGTTGCACCTGGTGCTCTCAAAAAGTCCGGTTGTCACGACTATCGCGAACTGCTCGATTGGATCTTCGGCACCGGATCCAAGGTCGCGATGGGCGCCATCCTGGACAGGATCTGGCAGTTCTATCCGCAGTCCGCAACGCTCATTGACGAAACCGGGAGTGTCTGCGGAAAAGTCGGCTTCGCCGAAGACGGCAAGATCTGTTTCTCGATCACTGGCCAAGGTTGCCAGCACGTTCGTGATTGGCACACAACGCACGATCGACTGGTTGAGCTCGATGCCCGGTTGTCCAGGTTGGACATCGCCGTCGACGACATCGCTGGCGATGCCTTCGATGTCGAACAGTTCAAAGCTGCTTACGAGGCAGGGGACTTCACGACGAACGGCAGGCCACCGCTCGCCATGTACTACGACGACATGGGAAGCGGGAAGGGCAGCACGTTGGAAATCGGCCAGAAGGGTCACAAGCAGCTTTGTATCTACGAGAAGGGCAAGCAGCTGGGTGATGTCGAAAGCAGCTACACGCGCTGCGAATTGCGCCTCTATGCCAAGCGCGTGGATCTCCCGCTCTGCGCATTGATTCGTCCAGGGGATTTCTTCGCCGGCGCGTATCCGCTCCTGGCTGAGTTCGTCGTCGGCGAAATGCAACGCCTGGTGGTGAAGGAATGCATCGTCAATTCCACAACCGACGCAGCAATCAAATTCCTCAAGACACAGGCCGGGACAACCCTTGGCCTTTTCTACGATGCGATGGGCGATGAGTTCATGGCAACTGTGATTCACAAGATCCGCCGGGAAGGTCGCCCCGGGCGGTGGAAGACGTTTGCAGGCGACCTCACGCACCACATACGCACCCACCTAACGAGAGAGAACGAAAATGGCCAAGGTAGCGATCCTCGCAGCAGTTGAATCCATCACCAATGCCAAGAAGGACGGCAGCGGTAACTACACCAAGCACACGCAGCAGGCCTCGATCGAAACGAGTTCCTGTCGCGTCACGATCGACCTCGATGTCCCAGAGCCCAGCAAGGCGTATCCCCTGGGCAACTACACCTGCGACATCGAGGGCCAGCTGAAGCCTGGACGGTTCGGCCTGGAACTGCCGCGCTATCTCAAGCTCGTCCCGGCGAAGTAGTCGCCATGTCTACGGGTCAGGTCTGGACTTGCATCGAGTGGGATCCGGGAACGGAAACCTGCACGGTGGAAGGCTGGGCTGATCCTCCGTCATCGGTGCCGACGATGACGCTAGCAGAGGCCTCGTTAATCGGTTTCGCGATCGTATTGATATGGGCCATCGGCTGGGGAATTCGGCTGTTGAAACGTGCACTTGACTGAAACCAACCCACAACGAAAGGAAAAAGCTATGCAGTTCATCCAACGTGGTAAGGCGCTTTTCTTCGCGCTCGCTCTCGCCCTGGTCACGGTGCTCGCACCTGTCCAGGCAATGGCCGCTCCGGCGGCTCCGTCGGTCACGGTAGTGGTCGACTACATCGAATCGCTCGCCACGCCGATTGGCTTGGTCGGCGCTGCGGTGCTGATCCTCATGCTGGGCGTCAAAGCCTACAAGTGGATCCGTCGCGCGATGTAACGCCAACGGGGCGGCTGGCATAGCGCCCCGTCTTTACCAGGGGAACGACATGCATGCAGCGGAAGTGTTCGGTTGGATCTTCGTGATGATCGCCATCTTGGGGGCCGTGTGGCTAATTTTCGAGGACTGATATTTACCCTGGTATTTGTCCTCGGCCCCAGTCTCGCGTGGGCAGACCACTATGCCTACCCCGGCCTTACCGTCTGCAGCGGCACCTATACGAAC